ATTTCTAAGGTATTATCAATTTGTGGCTGAAGTTCTTCCCGTGTAACCGTCACGATATTAAGTTGCAATTTTTCAATACTTATGTCTGGATTGTATGTTACAAAATCAAGCTCTTTGAGAGTCTCACATACGATGAAGTACTGCAAAACTTGGTGGCGGTATTCTGTAGGTATTCCACCTTCTGCAATATATTTTAGCTGATTTTTTGCTCCTGGGCACTTTACCTCTACCCCTTTGACATACTTACCTTTCTTTTTTATCAACCTATCAGGAGAGAGTCCAAGCCAGTCAAAAGTTTCGTGTAGGCAAAATCCCACCTCATCTGTTAAAATACCTGTTTCTGCCTCATAAGCCTGTATTGCCTCTGGTTCAAGTTCAGTACCTCGCTCCATCGAATTAGACACATATCCTTCCTCTGTTGGGGCTACTGTTTCCGCTATAAGTTCGTATATGTATTCAGAGGGATCTTTTGCACATACCTTTTTTAACTTTGTGCCAGTTATCACACCAGCACGTGCATCATGCCATTCCTCTGTACCTTGCTCTAGTTCGAGTATCCTCATACAGAAAGTTCTTTTTTCTTTGCGTCCTTTGCAGCAATGATAGCCTTGTTGCCTTTCACCGCTCGTTCCATTTTTTTGTAGATTGTTGCTAAATCTTCGATTGTCTTTGCTTCTGAAATAGAAAGCTGGGCTGCTTCTATCTTTTCGTAATCAATTTCCTGCTCAAAAGTCTCCATTTCATCTGCCGAGGCAATGTCTCCATCTCCTGAATATCCTGCAAAGGCTAACGCGCGTCCTACGGCAACTGTCTCAAGTTACTCAAATGCCTTTGCGCCTCCGAGTTTACCGAGAGAGTGCGCGCGGTATGTGTGAGTACCTGATTTATTTGTTACAATGATGGAAGCTGTAAAGACTATGTTTCCGTTTTCGGTGATTGTATATTCTGTCAATACATCGAAAGTATCTTTTCGTTCTTCATGAATTGCGCGAATACGCTCTACTACCTGCACATAGTCCTTACCCTGTAACTTGATGGTTTTTCTAGCTTTCATATGGGAATGAATTATTTTCTAAAAAGTATGCCTCCAAAAATGACGCTTCACTCTCTTGGTCTGCGGAACCTTCCCAAAAACAATATCCTCCATCAGTCACATCTTTTAGCTTCATTCCAGCTCTATCGTGAGCAATAAATCGGTATGCTTGGTACATATTACTTGTATGAGTTAATAAATAAGTCTGTAAGTCCGGTCATATCTGCGATTATAAAGGCTATGACGGTTGCGATTACAAGGGCGATGAGGGCGTTTCCGATAAAAGCGAGCACTCCTCTTTCGTCATCGTTCATTTTTTCGGGGCTTAGACCAATATGGGGAGCGGCACTTATAGTTGGGGCATGTCTTCGGCTTCGTGGGTGTTTTGGGATACCACTTGTGTTGGCATCTCAAGCATGTGTGTTGTTTCATTTTTATAGTTATTATTACTGCTCTCGACCTACACTAAAGTATATACGAATCCGTATATATTGCAAGGGCATGTGTGGATAACTAAAAAAGTCACTTTCCAAACGGTTACAAAAATTAACCAGTTGTGTGGATAACCCAAAAAGGCTAGAAATAAGGGTGGTATACTTTTGGAATGATAGAATCAGCGTGTAGAAAGGAGTTAAGGAGAACGGTTCGAGAGCTTGTCGAATTAAAAAAAGCAATTAAGCATACAGATATAAAAGAAATGATGGATCTTAAAAAGACCATTAAAAATCAAGATATAGAAATAGATAAGTTGCTAAAAGCTCTCTTCTCAAAAGGTGATCGCGGAATATATGAAATGTATACAAAAATGACGGAGCTATATGTTGATAGTCAAGCAAGAGAACTTGAATACCATAGATTTTTACAGATGATGGAAAAGGAAGCACCACAGGGGTATAAAGAAACCGTAATTGAATATCAAAAATGGAAAGCGAAAAACTCTCAAAACTCCGAGACTTCCTAAACACTAAAAACTTTAGCATTTGGACAGTCAAAGACATTATTGCAAAGGTAAAAGAATTGTACGAGGAGAAAAAATAATGGTATAATACCCATTGAAAGTGTTCTTTTCTTCCATTTGTATCCTCCGGTATAAATGGGAGCCATGCCAGTACCACCCGACATACAGGGAAAGGCGGACATAGTGTCATACCACCATATTCTTATATCAAATACGTTCTCTCACTTTTAGGTATAAAACTGACACGCGGTTCGATTCCGCATACTGGCGTTAAATTAGATTTAATGGGAAAAGAGGAGAATAAAATTGAGTACCGGCAAAGGCTCTCAAAAGAGAATAAAAAATTACGAGAGGAGAACGTAAAACTACTCAATCGTCTCGCTCGTCCTTCAAACAGATTAAAGGAAGGTATGCACATACTCGGATACATACAATTAAAAGAACAATACGCAGAATCTCAAAGAGTCATTGAAAGATACCATAAGGCTTTTAGTTGTTTAGATCACGGCGTCCGTTGTCCACAGTGCACGAGCCTTATTAAAATCAGGATATGAGTGCTATAATAAACCCACAAATAGACGAAAGGTTCACAGACCTTATTAAAATACTCGACGAAAGAAGTTTGGGATTCTGGACACAAAAGGCTATACTAAGTGAAGTAACAAGAATGCTAGAAAAAACATGGCAAAAGGACAAACAAGAAATGTCACCGTTAAACTAAACAACGATAAGACAAACATGAACGTGGCATCGAGAGATGTTGAGTTAATTGTAAAAAGCGGAGCACTCGTACCCGACGATAAAGACTTAGACCCAGGCGTTTCTAGTAGAAATATGTAATATAATTATATGATTAAATCATTTGAAAAATCAAAGAAGGACAAGAAGTCAGATAAAGGGCTCAAGGAGTCTTCAAAGAAAGACATGGCTATGGACAAGGTAATGAAGAAGGGGAAGAAGTAATGGTAGAGAAAAGAAAAACAAACCCCATTGGTGTCAATCAACATACTGCACCAGACCCACGCTAGTTTTAAATATGTCACAAGGAAAAGCACGAAATAAAGAAAAAACTATCGAAGCATTAAAGCCATATTTTAAGATGGGTTGTTCTGTCATTAAAGCTTGCAATTATGGAGGAATTCCTCAATCTACTGTCGCTACATGGATTGAGCAAGATGAATCACTTCGAACACAAATAACTGCATGGCAAAATGAGCCAAATGCGTTAGCACGTGCTAATTGGATAGCTAAGATGGCAGAAGGAGATTACGTTTCGTCAAAAGACTGGATTTCAAAGAAAGAAAAGGATGAGTTTAGTGACCGTGTAGAGCAAACAGGAGCAAATGGTACAGACCTCATAAAAGGCAACACAATAATCTTCACCGACTTTAGTAATGAAACAAACGGTCAATAGTGTTTATGCCCCGCTCTTTACTTCAAAGAAGCGGTACAGAATCCTCCTCGGAGGGCGTGGCGCTGGACGCTCCACGGTAGCTTCTCAATATGCAAACGCAAAGCTGGTGGGAGATGAGTATTTCCGCTGTGCCATTATGCGTTTTGTCCTTGGTGACATTCGTAACTCTATCTATCGTGAAATCATAGACAGGGCAGACGAGAACGGTATCACTGCCGCACTTTCAATAAATGAAAGCTCGATGAGCATTGAATACGGACAGAACAGTATCAACGCTGTTGGTTTTCGTAAGAGTAGCAGTGACCAAAAGAGTAAGCTCAAATCTCTCGCAAACTATAACTGTGTAATCATTGAGGAAGCTGATGAAATATCAGAGGCAGACTTTATGCAGCTTGATGACTCCTTGCGTACCGTGCAGGGAGATATTGTAGTTATCTTACTGCTCAACCCACCACCAAAAAGTCACTGGATTATCCAGCGTTGGTTTGACCTAGAGCCAAGCGAGCAGAAAGATTTTTATATTCCAAAGCTCAAACAAGGCATTACTGATGTTGAGTTTATCTCCACAAACTACGAATGCAACATAAAGAACCTTTCGCAACAGAGCATATACAACTACGGGAATTATAAACACACCAACCCCACGCACTATTGGAATATGATCGCGGGGTATATCCCTGAGACGGTAATCGGGAAGATATACAATGGGTGGTCTATCATTGATGGCGAAATCCCCCACGAAGCACGGCTCGTGCGTCACTGGCTTGACTTTGGCTACACCAACGACCCCACAGCTATTGGTG